TAAGAATGATTTGAATTTAAATGGTATGATACAAGTTAATACTCCATTTGCATTTATTTCATCTCCAATAGATTCGGCAATGTGGATTAAAGATGGATTTACATCAAATATGTTTATGAATACAATTGATATTGATGGACATAAAAAACATATATTAAATACACCATATTTTCATTGGCAATTATATAATGATTTTATTAAATTAGAATCTACAGGAAAATATGCTGGATCAGCTTATTTACTTTTAAATTCATTACCATATAAAGATCTTGACGATACTATCGTGTATAAAAGTGAAACTTGGCAATCAAATCCCGGTACACCAACAGTCATGTCGACAATGTTTAGAGAACTAGGCTCGACACATTTTATTCCATATTATTTAATATTAAAATGGGGTTCAATTTATCATCGATATAAAAAATATATAAATGATGGCGTTGATATTATTAATGGTATAATAAATAGAATTGAATCAAATTTATTTTTTGATAATAAACAAGGAGTTACATTTACTGGATTATATGGTGGTAAATCTATAAGTGAATCTACTACATCTGATATAGGGTTTCATCCATATTATGAAACTATTTTTCATCAAATAGTAAATGGATATGGTTTTTACAATATTGATTTACCAGATAATAGTTATTCTAATGCGGTATCAAACGGTACGATTAGATCTTGTAGTGGAGTTGCTGTTGGAGCAAATACATGGTCAACGGTTATAGATGAATCTAAATTTGATAGTAATGATCAAAGATATGTTTTGTTACCGACTAATGGAATGAATCCTGTGGATGCAACTGATTTTATATTAGCAGAACAGGAAAATTTTAGAGTTATATGGGGTGTGGGAACAGATTTTGTTATTGGTGATACAAATATTGATTATACTCGTTATTCATTTCCCAATTATAAAGAATATATTAGAACAATAAAAAATGAATTTTCTATTTCGTCAAATTATAAAAAAATTATTGATTTAATTGCAACATTTAAACCAGATATATTAGATGTATTTGAATCTGCATTTTTAAATTTTTGTAGTGAGAAATTAAATGAAAATATTTCATATACACCATACAAAGTTTCATATACAAGATTTCAAGATTTATTAAATGCTATAGTATCAGTAAAAAAAGAGAATACAGATGAAACAAATAATGTAGAATTACTTAAAAGTTTAAAAATTAAACAATTAAATAAATTGTCAGATATTACAGCTCAACTTCAGATGAAAGATAATCTAATTAAGCTTTCAATTTCAAATCCGAGAGAACATGATGATTATTTATTTGGAGGATTTACTGGTGTTAATGTTAAACATTTTTCATTGAATTCATATAATATAGGGCAAATTCTAACAAATCTTGGTAATATTGAACTTTATTTAGGTGAAGATATGGATGGATATTATCAAGATTTTTTTAGAGTTAATAATATTGAATTAAATGAAGAAAATATTAAACAGTTTAGACCATTAATATATATGTATGCGGGATTAAGAGCTGAAGGAGAAAATCCATCACATGATGAATTTATTAATTATGTTAATAATAATATAATAAATCCACCATCAACACTAGGAGTAAAACCGCCAGCACAAAGATTAAATAATTATTTAACATATCTTATACATAAAATTCAACATAATCTTAATGGTGATGTAATAGAAGAACGAAGTTCATCAATATTAAGAGGACACAATGATGAACAAACATTAAAATTAGAAACATATAATTATTTCAAATCTTTTAATGATAAATGGATAGCAGGTAATTCTATTGGACAACGATTATTAATAGAAGAGTTTCTTTTTTTGGATAGGGCTAATAAAGATATTGGACAAAAAGTTTTTATTGATTTATCTAAATTTATAAGACTAGGATTAAGTGAGAATGCTGGCATTAATTTATATAGCGCAATTAGTTTATTAATTCAAGATACTGGGTTTGATATTAGAGCATTACCTGCATATGTTAATTTTTATGGAACTAGTGCTACTAGTGCTCTACGAATTACACCATCTAGAGATATTGCTAGAAGTATGTTTGGTTCATTTTTAGATGTGGATTATCAAGAAGCTACACCAAAAATAATATTACAATATATTGGGCCAACATCTAAACATCCTGAAATGTCAGATATTATAAATAAAAATAAAAATTATTTGTTTAATAATGATGGGTTTGATATTGGTGATACTAATAATAACCCCATTATTGTTTCTGACGATATTTTTGCATCTACAGATTTTACAAAATCAAATAAAGTAGTTGCTTTTGAAGTAAGTTTTGGTGATCAAAATCAATCAATTTTTAAAGGATTAGAATTAGATCAATCTACAATAAGAAATACTTCAGAATCATTCTATGTGTATGAGCAATTAGGACGCAGTGAAGGTGGAACAAGTACTGCTCAAGTAGACATTGGATTGTGGAATATATATAGGCAAGCATCATATCAATGTACTGTAACATCTATGGGAAATGTTATGATACAGCCAACTATGTATTTTTATTTAAAAAATGTTCCGATGTTTAGAGGTTCATATTGGATTACTGAAGTAACTCATAATATTAGGTCAACAGGCATCGAAACAATGTTTAAAGGTACAAGAATACCTCAATTGGCATTACCTAAACCAGAAGATTCATTTATGGCTAGTTATAGACCATTATTTGATAAAGTGATAAAAGAAGCAGTAAGAATAGTAAAAGAGGGTCATAATCTTACTGAAACAACTAAAACGCAACAAACAATAACAAATAATGGTGTTAATACGTATGATTTACATGGTAAACTTCTTCCTGGTGAAACTATGGTTGAAAAACATGGAGGATATGAGCCATATGGAATACCATTTAATGGTGCGGGCAACCAACCTGAAATTACGAAAATAGAGTATAATAAAAAAACTTGGTTAAGGGCAAGAGTTGTTGAAATGGATTCGCCTAAATATAAAATTCCTCCAGATCGTAGTATGAGTATTGCATCTGGAACTAGATTATCTGGAAACGTAAAATGGTCTGATATATATGATTCATTAAAATCTAATTATATATATGAAACTAAATTTGATTTAAATAAAATACCTCGTAGTAAAGATGGTTTTATTATATTAACAGATTCTGCGGGTTATATAAATACAGAATTTTTAAATCCTAAAAATAATAAGTATTTTAGAATGGTAAATTTTTTAAATGGTCCATCAAAAACATATGTTGGACCAGTTAATGTTGGTCCGAGTATTGAAGGATATGGTATTGCTTTATCAAAATCTTTAATGAAAAAATTAGATTTATTTAATGATGATATTGTATATTTTAATTTAACTAAATAATATGATATTTATATAAAAATGTAAAGATGGATAATATAAGTAAAACATTAGAAGACTTTTTAAAAAAGAGTACCGTAGAAGACTTTTTAAAAAAGAGTACCGTTATTAAGAAAATTTCAGATGATGGTATGGAAGAAACTATATGTGACCTTGAAACAGGTGAATGTCATATCCTGAGGTTAATGGATGGATTGATTGAAAGAGTTAATAAAAAATATATAACCGAAGACGGTAGATTATTATTACAAGATTAATAAATTTTTAATTATGAAAATGAAAAATATTAATGAAGAAGTAAAACGTTTTTGGGCAATAAACAGATATGCCGAAAAATATATAATTGAACAAGAAGCTCCGATTCCACCGCTACCCGGAGGAGATATTTCTAACTTATCTCCAGAAGGTGGATCTATGAATATGCCCAAAATGACGGGAGATACTGAAACTCCTCCTGAAGTTGCAACTGGTTCTGCGGCCGAATTAGATGATACTACTGAAGAAATAGATATCACAGATTTAGTTAATATGACTAAAAGTATTAAAAAACAACTTGATACTCAACCAAAAGCAGAAGTGGACGTAATTGAAAAAATGGATAATGTTTTTAATAAGTTAGGAGAATTAGAAACAAAATTAGGGGAAATGGATAATGTTATAGCAAAAATAGATCAATTAAGTAGTGAAATTGAAAAAACTAGGCCAAAAACGCCAGTAGAAAAACTAGAATTGAGGTCATTAGATTCGTATCCATTTAGTCAAAATCCAAGTGAATTTTTTAATAATAAACAGGAAGAAATGAGAGCTTCTGGTAAAAATGAATATATATTAACTAAAAATGATATTGAAAATTATGGTAAGTATGAAATTATGAAATCTTTTAATCCAAAAGCCTTTGAGAATGATTATAACTTTTAATTGTGATAAATAATTTTGAAAAATTATAAAAAAAGGAGAGCCTGGTTTGGTAATCAGGCTTTTTTTATGTATATTTTGATTGTTAATTAACATTTTTATTAAAATTTTACAATTATGGGTATATTTGAATCAGTACAAGAACAGTACGAAAGAAACAAAAAAGCCGCAAGCGGCAACAAATTTGCATCACAAGATGAGCGCATGAAGAAGTATTTTACAACAGTTTTACCAAAAGGTGTTACAGATCAAACAAGAAGAATTCGTATTTTACCGACTAAAGATGGTTCGTCACCTTTTGTTGAGGTTTATTTCCATGAAATACAAGTAGATGGAAAATGGATGAAACTTTATGATCCAAAACAGGAGGGTAAAAGATCACCATTAAATGAAGTTTATCAAAGTTTATTGGATACAGGTATTGAGTCCGATAAAGAATTAGCAAAAAATTATCGTGCTCGTAAGTATTATATTGTAAAAGTTATAGATAGAGAACATGAGGATGATGGTCCTAAATTCTGGAGATTTAAACATAATTCAAAAAGTGATGGAGTATTAGACAAAATATTTCCCATATTTAAAAGTAGAGGAGATATTACTGATATCATTAATGGTAGAGATTTAACACTTTCGTTAAGTATTATTAAATCGGGTAGTGGTAAAGAGTATACAACGATTAGTTCAATTATTCCTGAAGATCCGAGTCCTTTATCTACTAATGAAGAACGACTAAAAAGTTGGATCGATGATTCGTTAGTATGGTCCGATGTTTATTCAAAAAAGTCAGATGATTATTTAGATATTGTTGCTAATGGAGAAACACCGAAATGGGATCAAAATACTAATAAATGGATATCAAGTTCGCAAATAGAAGCCATGGATGATGTTGCGCAACAATCTGAATATATATCAGAAGACCCACAAGAAGAAGAAGATTCTGATGAGGATCTTCCATTCTAAGATAAAATAAGCCCGTGTCCAAAAGACACGGGCATTTTAAAAATTTTATTATGATAGGTATATCAATTTGTAGATGCATCAAGAAAAGTGATAGGTACTATTGATCTCGATCCTGCCTCTTTTGTGATGTTTTTCAAGAATTTGGAACTTGTTTAATTTTGTGGAATAAAAGATAAAATATATAAAATGGCAATAAAGAAAAATGATTTTTCGGCAGTTTTAAAAAAATATTCATCAACTGCATCATATAAACCTCAAAGATTTTTTGATTTGGGTGATGCATTTTTAGATGCTACGGGACTTCCAGGACCCGCTATGGGACATATAAATATGTTTCTTGGACATTCAGATACAGGAAAAACAACAGCATTAATTAAAACAGCAATAGATTGTTTAAGAAAAGATATTTTACCGGTTTTTATAGTTACAGAACAAAAATGGGATTTTTCTCATGCAAAATTAATGGGATTAGAATATGAGGAAGAAATAGATTCAACAACCGGAAATATAAGTTATTATGGTAATTTTATTTTTAATAATGATTTTAAATGGATTGAACAAGTTACTGATTTTATTAATGAATTATTAGATATACAAATAAAGGGAGAAATAAATAAAGATATATGTTTTTTCTGGGATTCTGTTGGATCAATACCTTGTAAAATGACATATGATGGTAAGGGTGGGAAGCAACATAATGCCGCGGTCTTAGCCGATAAAATAGGAATGGGATTAAATCAAAGAATTACAGGATCTAGAAGATCAGAAGAAAAGTATACTAATACATTGATTATATGTAATCAACCTTGGGTAGAATTACCAGAAAATATATATGGACAGCCAAAAATTAAGGCTAAAGGTGGTGAAGCCATTTGGTTAAATTCAACCTTGGTTTACTTATTTGGTAATGAAAAAAATGCCGGAATTTATAAAGTTCCAATAACTAAGAATGGAAGAACTATAAAAATAGCGACAATTACAAAAGTTAGTGTGCTTAAAAATCATATAAATGGATTAGGATACGCAGATGGTAAAATTATGATTACTGCACATGATTTTATGAAATGTAGAACAGATGCTGATAAAAAATCTTCATTAGATGAATATAAGAAAAAATATGCTCAATATATTAGTGCTGGATTAGGTGTGTCTGTAGATGAAATAGCCGATGCCGAAATTGGCAAAGAAATCCTAGAAGAATTGTAATAATAAAAATTGGGATATAATGACAACTTTGGTTGTTGATGGTGATAATTTGCTCACTATTGGGTTTTATGGTGTAAAAAATTATTTTTATAAAGGTGAGCATATTGGTGGTATATACCATTTTTTAAATGCACTTCGAATATTGTTTGAAAATTATCATCTTGATAAAATTTGTGTATTTTGGGATGGTGAAGACGGATCATTATTAAGAAAAAAAATATATAGTCGTTATAAAGAAAATAGAAAATCGAGATTAAAGACCGAATCAGAAATTAGTTCATATAATTACCAAAGAAATAGAATAAAACAATATCTTGAAGAAGTATATGTCAGGCAAGGAGAATATATGTATTGTGAAACTGATGATTGTATAGCATATTATGTACAAAATTCTCCAAATGAAAAAAAGATTATATTTTCATCAGATGGTGATTTAACGCAACTTGTTTCTAAAGATACACATTTATATAATCCTTCACACAAAAAACTTTATAAGCCAAAAGATGTTTTTTTGTATAATTATGAAGAATTTCTTATTGAAAATATCAAATTAGTTAAAATGTTGTGTGGTGATCATTCAGATGATATAGCAGGAATACGAAATTTAGGTGTTAAAAAACTTAAGGTTCTTTTTCCTGAAATATTAACACAACCACTTACTCTTGATTACATTAAACATAAAGCCAATTTTCTTTTTGAACAAGATAAAGATAATAAACTTATACAAAACTTATTAACAGGAGTAACAAGGTACGGTGTTTTTGGTGAAGAATTTTATGAAATTAATAATAAAATAGTAAATCTAGAAAATCCAATTTTAACTGAAGAGGCTAAGGAAGATATAATTAAATTGATAAATGAAACATTAGATCCTGAAGGAAGATCATATAAAAATACCATGAAAATGATGATAGATGATGGTATATTTAATGTACTTCCGAAATCAGATGATGCTTGGATAAAATTTTTAAATCCATTTCTTAGATTAACTCGAAAAGAAAAAAATAGACGATATATAAACTTTAAAAAATAATAATTATGCAAAATCAAGAAATCACTAAATTCGAATTTATATTAACGTTAGAAAAAAATATTGTTATACAAAGATTTTTTAACGTAATGAATTATAATCCAGAGTCGAAAAATTCTTTAGATTTATATTATTGTGTAACAAATATATGTGATGAAATTTCAAAAGAATTAAAGACAAAGACAATTGAATATATGTGTGAAAATGAGGACTATTACTTTGATTTATTTGACGAAAATGAATCAATTGAAATTAAAGAAGAGTATTTTTTATTACAAATAAAACATAATGAAGAAGTATTTATTTCTAGAATATTTCCAGCACACATATTTCATCCAAAAGTGAGATATGCGGTAGACATTAGACCTAAAGTAAGAAAAATTTTAGCAGAATTGAGTGATGTACTTTCTGCTAAAAATTTAACCAAAACATATCTAGAATATGAACTAGGATAAATTAAAATTGAAGGAATAGGTAGGTATGAGTGATAAAAATTTTGGCCAATTAGGTATTTCATTTCAACAAGGATTACTAAAAACCATTATAGAAGATAAAAAATTTGCAATAACAATTATTGATGTCATAGATAGTAAATATTTTGATGGTCCATATTTTAGGTATCTCATGACAAATATTAAGGAATTATATGATTTATATAAAGTAATTCCAAATTATGATACATTACAGCAAAAAATACTTGTAGAAAATACTGATAGTGTTAATCTTAAAGTTCATCTGGATACATTAAAATCTATTAAAGAGTATTATTTAGAAGATGATAAATATATTAAAGATACATCACTTAAGTTTTGTAGACAACAGGTTGTTAAAAAGGCTCTAAAAGAATCAGAAGAAATTATTCGTAATGGTGCATTTGAAGAATATGATAGGATTGAAAATATCATAACTAAGGCATTACAAACCGGAATATCAACAGAAGATATAGAAGACATTACTGATAATATTTTAGAATCTTTACAAAAAGAGGCTAGAATACCATATCCAACAGGAATTGATGGTCTTGATGCTCTTCTTAAAGGTGGTATTAGTAAAGGTGAATTAGGTATAGTATTGGCACCAACAGGCATTGGAAAAGAGTTACCAATATCTGAGCCGGTACTTACTCCAAAAGGATGGGTAAAAAATGGTGAGCTAAAAATAGGTGATGAAATTATTGGTTCTGATGGAAAAAAACAATATGTTCTTGGTGTTTATCCACAAGGAGTTAAACCAATATATAAAGTTGAATTCACTGATAAAACATTTGTTAATTGCGGGTTAGATCATCTTTGGGTTGTTAGCACATTGAATAGGAGAGTAAATAATACTAATGATAAAAATCCAAATTATAGTTATAAAATAGTTAGCACATCTGATATGATGTCAGATATTAAGAAGGGCAGCCGATATAATTATAAATTACCTATTGTTAAGCCAATACAATTTGAAAATCATATGGTGCTAATTGATCCTTATCTTCTTGGTATAATATTGAGTAATAAGTGTTTATCATATAGTTCAGACATAAATGTATCGATAAAAGATGATGAAATATTTGAAAATATAAAACATTTAGACGAACAAATATCTTTTAATCAACATTATAAAAGTGATGTTCAAATAACACATAAATTATCGTTAAAATCCATAATAGAAAAATTAAAAATATATAATTTATTAGATAAAATATCGAATAATAAATTTATACCAAAAGAATATATATACAATTCAATTGATGTTAGATTATCAGTATTGCAAGGATTAATGGATATTGATGGTCATATAAATAAAAATGGAACTCTTCAAATTTCCACAATATCAAAAGATTTATCTGAAAATATTCGTGAAATAGTTTTATCATTAGGAGGAATAATAAAAATAAATACTAAAACTCAGAAAAACAGAAAATTATCATATATTTTAACATTTTCATTTGATAATAATATAATACCATTTAGATTATTAAATAAAATTAATAGTTATCGAACAAAGGCTAGATATTTTAAGCAAAAATATGTTAAATCAATAAAATACTCACATGATGAAGAGGCACTATGTATAAAAGTTTCAAATGAAGACCAGCTTTATGTTACTAGAGATTATGTTTTAACTCATAATACAACAATACTAACAAAATTTGCTAATTCGGCATATAATTATGGTGCTACAGTTTTACATGTAGTGTTTGAAGACAATATAAAAGAAATTCGCAAAAAACATTATACGATATGGACGGAAATTTCAAGTGATGATCAATTGTCTAAACAAGATGATGTTATATCATTAGTAGAAAAAATTACAAAAGATCGTAAAAATCGTCTTTTAATATTAAAATTACCACCTTTTGGAGTTTCAATTTCAGATATAAGAAATAGGTTAAGAAAACTAGAATCACAAAATGTAAAAATTGATATGTTGGTATTAGATTACGTTGATTGTATTTCTATGGAAAGAACAATTGAAGGTGAAGAATGGAAAGGTGAGGGCACAATTATGAGAAGTCTGGAAGGTATGGGTGATGAATTTAATATAGCAGTATGGACAGCTACTCAAGGTAATCGTGAGAGTATAAATTCTGATATAGTAACAACGGATCAAATGGGTGGATCAATTAAAAAGGCACAAGTGGGGCATGTTGTTATTTCAATTGCAAAAAGTTTATCTCAAAAAGAAAATAATTTGGCAAATATTACATTACTTAAGAGCCGTATTGGAAAAGATGGAGTAGTATTTCAGAATTGTATATTTGATAATGAATATCTTAAATTTGATACAGAATCACAAAATACGTTATTAGGGCATGAAGAAGAAAGATCTTTATATAGAAAACAACATGCAGCTGATGTTTATAGAGAAAGATTAGAAAGAGAAAGTAAGATAAGAAATGAAATTAAATCTAAAAAAGAAGAACATAAAGACACACAATTAGAAATAGAAGCTGCTATATGCAAGACAATAACAGAAAAAGAAGAAACATTAAATCAACTTCAAAATTTAGAGCAAACTAATCAAAGCATTTCAAATATTAATTTAGAAACTATAGATATAAAAAACGATAATATCATTTTAACATCTAAAAACGCAACTAGCATTAATAGGGCTTCAGAAGTATATAAAATGAGAAAACAAAAAGTTCAAGCATCTAAAAATGCATAATATTATTAAAACAAATAATATATGGAAACAGAAAATTACACAAAATATACTAAAGAAGATGTATATAAATCAACATTAACTTATTTTAATAATGATAAATTAGCAACTGATGTATGGATTAAAAAATATTGTTTAAAGGATAATCAAGATTATTATGAATTAACGCCAGATGATATGCATCGTAGAATAGCTAAAGAACTAGCTAGAATTGAATCAAATTATCCAAATCCTTTAACGGAAGAAGAAATATATGAAACATTAAAAGGATTTAATAGGATTGTACCACAAGGATCTCCAATGTCAGGCATTGGTAATGAATTTCAAGTTGTATCACTCAGTAATTGCTTTGTAATCGGAAATGAAGGCGACTCTGACAGTTATGGCGGAATTTTAAAACTTGATCAAGAAATTGCCCAACTGGAAAAACGTAGGGGTGGAGTGGGTGTTGATTTATCATTTATTCGCCCAGCAGGTAGCCCTGTAAAAAATAGTGCAATAACATCAACGGGAGTTGTTCCATTTATGGAAAGATTTTCGTCAACTACGAAAGAAGTTGCTCAAGATGGAAGACGAGGAGCATTAATGGAAAGTATATCAATACGACATCCAGATTCTGAAAGTTTTATTGATGCGAAATTATCACAAGGAAAAGTAACAGGTGCAAATATTTCTGTTAAACTCCATGACGATTTTATGGAATCGGCAATGAATGGAAAAATGTACAAACAACAATTTCCAATAAAAGGTGAAGCAAAATATACAAAAGAAGTTGATGCACAAAAACTTTGGAAAAAAATTATTCACAACGCATGGAAGTCAGCAGAACCAGGAATATTGTTTTGGGATCATATAATTCGTGAAAGTGTACCTGATTGTTATGATGATTTGGGTTTCGAGACAATATCAACCAACCCGTGCGGTGAAATCCCTCTTTGTGCCGATGATAGCTGTAGATTGCTTGCACTTAATCTATATGGATATGTAGTAAATCCGTTTTATAAAAACAATTCATTTGTCGAAGACGCATATTTTGATTGGGATTTATTTAAAAGTGATGTTATGAAAGCTCAAAGATATATGGATGATATCATAGATCTTGAGCTTGAAAAAATTGATGCAATATTGGAAAAAATAGATTCTGACCCTGAAGATGATTTTCTTAAAATATGTGAGCGTCGCCTATGGGAAAGAATTAAAGAAAAAACACGAATGGGACGAAGAACGGGACTGGGTGTTACTGGTGAAGGTGATATGTTGGCTGCGTTAAACTTAATTTATGGTACTGAAGAAGCAACAAAGTTTAGTGAAATGGTTCATGAAACACTAAAAATGTGTGCCTATGAATCTTCAACGATAATGGCAAAAGAACGCGGTTCTTTCCCAATATATGATTGGAAACGTGAAGAAAATAATCCATTCATTTTAAGAATTAAAGAAAAGAACTCGACTTTATACGAAGCAATGAAAAGAAATGGCCGTAGAAATATTGCTCTTCTTACCATTGCGCCAACGGGCAGTGTTTCTATTATGACTCAGACAACATCAGGTATTGAGCCAGCATTTGAAGTTTTCTACAAACGTAGGCGTAAAATTAATCCACAAGAAAAGGATGTTCGTATTGATTTCGTTGACGATGAGGGTCTGGCATGGACTGAATATCTAGTTTTTCATCACAAGTTTGAAAATTGGCTCGAAATAAATGGATATGATATAGAACATATCAAAACGATGTCAGATGAAGAATTAAATAAAATTATTATGACATCACCATATTATAAAGCAACCGCTAATGATGTGGATTGGGTTAAGAAAGTTGAAATGCAGGGTCGCATACAGAAACATGTTGATCATTCGATTTCGGTGACCGTTAATCTTCCAACTGATATTACAGAAGAATTGGTTGCAAAAGTTTATGAAACAGCGTGGGAAAGTGGATGCAAAGGATGTACAGTATATCGAGACGGTTCACGAAGCGGTGTTTTAATAACAGCAGAAAAGAAAGATAATACGCAAGGTGAAATACATGTGCCAAAACGACCTAAAAGATTGAAAGCTGATGTGCATCGTTTTCAGAATAATCTTGAAAAGTGGATTGCCGTTGTGGGTTTACGAGACAATAGACCTTATGAAATTTTTACAGGTAAACTTGAAAATGGGCTTGCATATTTACCAAGTTCAATTAAAGAATGTGATGTCGTTAAAAACACTTTTGAAATAGAAGAATATGATAGTAATAATAAACTTATAAAAGTCCGAAAAAAACGATATGATATTGAATATGTGGATAGTAATGGTGATAGACAAGTTCATACTGGTTTAAATCAGGCATTTAATCCTGAATTTTGGAATTATGCTAAACTTGTGTCGGGTGTTTTAAGACAACGCATGCCGTTGACTTATGTGTATCATTTAGTTAATTCATTAAGTTTTAGAGAAGATCATATAAATACATGGAAAAATGGTGTTGCTCGTGTTATTAAAAAATACATTAAGGACGGTGAAAAAGGTAAAGGTACATGTCCTGAATGTGGTGGTGAACATTTAGAATTTAAAGAGGGGTGCTTAACTTGCATGTCTTGTGGTAATTCTAAATGCGGTTAAATGTTGATAAATATTTTGTTTTTTAATTTTTTTTTAGTATATTATATTAATTAAATTATAATAAAATGGCAATTCATATTTTAATTTTTTTATTACTATACTGTATTGGCGTATATATTTATACAATTATAGTTAAAAATAGTGCAATATATAAATTTAGTCCATTTACAAATGTAAAAGAAATAGCTAAAGATGGGGCTATTAGATTGGCTATTGGATTAATTATAGTGGTGGTAATATATTTTATAATTACAGGCATAATAACATTAATCTAAAACATTTGTTTAAAAACATTCCTCTTGTTCATTTTGCTGAACATACCTTCTTCGCTCCTCCCTTTCCTCCTCGTATCGTTCTAATTCCTCCCATTCTTGTCTTCTACGCTCTTCCCGATCGGCTTGGCGATAACCGTCAAGATATGCTTGGTCAACATCTTCATCAGAATACCAGTCGCGAGAATAATCGCGTCTTCTTCCACGTTTCCTGTCGTTATAACCGTCATTCCACGCTTCTTCTTCTTGCCAAGTAAAATATTTCATGATTTCTAAGTGTGAACTACCTATTTATAATTTGTCAATTTTTACAGTGCAAATATACATATAATTATTTACAAAAACAAGAACATTTTTGTAAAACGAAATATTTTTTGTAGATTTTTATGAACGGTTTTACGGCACTTCATTTATAAAATTGAATCACAATAAGTAATTATTGCGATTTTTTTATTCTATAATATTTATACAATATATCTATTATATAAGAAATGAGTATAACATATGGTATAGATTATCCATTTAGGGATAGTGCAATTGGAAATTATTTAAGAATGACTGCAACACCCGAAAGAGAAGTAAGAGCTGATCTTATACATTTATTATTATGTAGAAAGGGTAGTAGATATTTTTTACCAGATTTTGGAACTAGATTATATGAATATATTTTTGAAATGAATGATGCAGTTTCACATAATCATATAGAAGATGAAATACGAGAAGGCGTAAGAAAATATATTCCAAATTTGGATATAAATTCTATAGAAATAATGTCGGCAGAAAACGATCCTGAAACTCCTCCAACACCTAGTGAAGAAGAAGATTCAAGATTATTTAGAATTGGTGATGGAACAACAAAACCATATACAGCACGAGTTAAATTAAGCTATACAGTTAATAATGGAACATTTTCAACTTCAGATTTTGTAATTATAAACATATAATGGAAAAAAATAAAATATATGTCAAAAAAAATTTCATATGCAGTAAGAGATTTTGCTAGTTTAAGAGAAGAACTGGTAAAATTAACTAAACAATATTATCCAGATTTAATATCTAATTTTAATGACGCATCAATTTATTCGGTTTTACTGGATATAAATGCTGCTATTGCCGATAATTTACATTTTCATATTGATAGAGTATGGCAAGAAACAATGTTAGATTTTGCTCAACAGAGACAGTCTTTATTTCATATTGCAAAAACATATGGACTTAGATTACCAGGATATAGGCCATCTGTTGCTTTATGCGATTTTAGTATAAATGTTCCTGTCAGGGGAGATAAAGATGATGAGAGATATGAAGGTATATTAAGAGCGGGTTCTCAAGTATCGGGCGGCGGACAAATTTTTGAAACTGTAGAAGATATTGATTTTTCTAGTCCATTTAATAGTAGAGGAGATTCAAATAGATTAAAAATACCAAATTTTGATGCAAATAATAAATTAATATCATATACTATAACGAAAAGAGAACCCGTAGTTAGTGGAGTATCAAGAATATATAGAAAAGTTATTAATGAATTAGATCAAAAACCGTTTTTGAAAATTTATTTACCTGAAAGAAATGTCTTAGGAGTAACGTCAGTTATACATAAAGAAGGAACTAGTTATGGTTCAAATCCAACATCTGATGAATTTAGATCTACGATTAATAAATGGTATGAAGTAAAAACATTAATGGATGATAAAGTTTTTATTGAGGATCCAACAGCCGCATCAGATAGTCATAATTTTAAAGCAGGAAATTGGGTGAGTGTAACTAAAAAATTTGTAACTGAATATACACCAGAAGGCTATTTTTCATTAACATTTGGTTCAGGTAATATAAATCTGATGGAAAATATTGATAATTACATGAATGGTAATATGCAAGTTAATTTGACATCGTATTTGAATAATATAGCTTTAGGTGAAATTCTTAAAACAAATACCACATTATTTATTAAATATCGTATTGGTGGCGGCAAAGATTCAAATATTGGTATAAATGTTATATCAACAATGGATGCTTACGAATATGTTGTAAATGGACCCAATTCAAGTATAAATTCTCAAGTATCACAATCAATACGAGTAACAAATGTAACTCCAGCTGTTGGCGGTGCAGATATACCTACGATTGAAGAAATTAGAAATATGATAGCATATAATTTTTCGGCCCAAAACAGAGCTGTAACACTTAATGATTATAAATCTATAATTGAAACTATGCCGGCAGCATATGGCGCGCCAGCGAAAGTTAATGTAATGGAAGAAGATAATAAAGTTAAAATTAAACTTTTATCTTATGATGAAAATGGTGCATTAATAGATACTGTTTCGAATACATTAAAAAATAATGTTTTGAATTATCTTTCCAATTATAGAATGTTAAATGATTATATAGATATTCAAAGTGGGGAAGTTATCGATTTAGGTTTGGAAGTTGATTTAGTAATTAATAAGAACGATAATCAAGTTGATGTAGTTAGATCTGTTATTCAAAAAATTATAGATTTTTTCGCTATTAGTAAAAGAAAAATGGGAGAACCATTATTGGTTGGTGATTTGAGTAGAGAGATAGGTAATGTTATTGGTGTTATTAATGTAGTCGATATTCGAGTTTTTAATAAAATAGGCGGTAGTTACTCATCTTCGGAAGTCGCACAGTCATATGTGGATGATTTTACAAAAGAAATCAGACAATCTGATAATACAATTTATATGAAGTCAAATCAGATTTTTCAAATAAGATTTCCAAATTCGGATATAAAAATTCGCACAAAAAATCTTACTTCAGCTACATATTAACATTCTTTTTACTTATCTTAATAAGTATATAGATATAAAACCGTAAATGGGGTTATGAGAGATAAATTAAGCTTAGATAATGCAGAAGCATAGGATTTATACAAATATTGGGCGAGATCAAAAAATTAATGTTGAAATACAACAGAGCTGGGATTTAATGGAAATCCTTTCATTAAAATTTACTCAAAAGGATATATTTTCATCTGGAAGGTGTTCTGAATATGGCGTGGTGGTTGGGCGTATATCTGCTAATGAAGGATATGGTATTCCCAATGCTCGTGTTTCAATTTTTATTCCCGAAGATGATCTTGATGAAGATGATCCGGTCATTCATGCATTATATCCATATAAAACTGTTACAGATAGAAATGAAGATAACTATAGATATAACCTTTTACCTAGTAGACAACAGCATGGTGGACATAATCCAACAGGAACATTTTTTGACCAGAAAGATATTTTAACAAGAGAGGAAGTTCTTGAAGTTTTTGAAAAATATTATACATATACTGTTAAAACTAACAATGCTGGCGATTTTATGATATGGGGTGTACCAATTGGTCAACAAACCATACATATCGATATTGATTTGTCTGATATAGGATGTTATTCGTTAAGACCAAACGATTTTCTTAATAAAGGATATGGTGTTGATCAATTTGAATCATTTTTTAAATTTAAGTCAAGTAGTGACATTGATTCATTGCCACAAATAGTATCATTTGATAAAACAATAGAAGTATTTCCATTTTGGGGAAACGAAGAACTTTGTGAAATTGGAATTACAAGAACAGATTTTGATTTATCTGAAAGAAATATTAAAATTGAACCGGTTGCTATTATTCTATTATCTTCTATAACAGATGATAATAGTCATTCTATTAAAAAGAATGGCGTAATTAGAAGAAATAGTGGATATAAATGTAATTTACAAACATCTGAAGGGAAAATTGAATGTGTTCGATTTACAGGAAAATCAGTTTTAGGTTCTGATGGCGTTACAGAATACCCCGAATTAGAATATTATAATCCAAATGAAACTATTAATGAAGATGGAGTGGCGATGATTGCTTTTCCTATGAATATAGATTATATTTTTACAAATGAACTAGGAGAACAAGAAGTAACTAATGAACATAATAAAGGAATACCAACTAGTGCAATTGCTAGATTTAGGTTTAGTTTAGAGTTCCAGTCAAATAAAATTGCCACCGCAAAATATCTTGTACCTAATCTTAGAGAATTTAATCCGAATATATATGGATCATATGGTGGTGCATCAGATCAACCATTACGTTACGGACTTGAATATAGTGAAGGAATGCTCACTACATATCAATTTTCGGATGTTTTTGAAGATTATATTAGAATAACGCCACCTAGTGATCAAGTTGAATTTAGTTCATTATATTATGGCGAAGACGCAAAAGAATATAAAAAGAATTTAATATTAAATGGCGTATCACCTCAAGATTATTTTTATAGATTCGTTTATGGTAAAGTTTATACTGTATCGTCATTTCAAGGAACCCATGTTGAATCACCATCTAGTAAATTAATAGGTGTTATTGGAAATATACTTACTGGAGGACCGTTGGGTGGGGCAATTGCAAGAAAATTGTCCCAAGTTAGAGATTCATTTTTAGGTATTAAAGAAATTAGACCAAATATTGAATCAGATTGTGCATCAAGTACTAATTATTTTCCAACGAATTTTGCTTTTAAAAATAGAGTTAAATTTAATATTATATTATCACATGTGTTATTATTTCTTCAATATATTTTTACTGTTGTATTAATAAGAGGTGTTGAAATAATTGGCCATATAATATTTGAAATTGGACGTGATTTACAAGGTATTAAAATATTACGAAGAATTGGACAAAAATTTGAAGATTTTACATATAGATTGCAAGAGAGATTTGTTAAAGAACTTCCATTAACAATATATCCTGATTGTGATGAATGTACATCAGATGATGAATCATATACAACTGCAGGAATAAATATTGATGACTATTGTAGATGTTGTGAAATTGCGTTACATATTGGTGTAATAGATCCATATGGTATTGGACCCATGTATGTACGTCTTTGGATTGACGATAGTGAATCTGGCGGTGGCGGTCTTTTTTCTGGTAATTATACATATTCAACGGCACCGGGATCATCATTATTAAATTTTATGTATCCTGGTGAATCAGCAAGAGAAAGTGATGATAATTGTGAAGATGTGCCACCAATTTCGTATAATACACTTGATACCTTACATCTACCTACTAATATATTACCTAATGGTACGCCAAGATTTGTTGCTGAGGTATTTTTTTCTGGTACTACGCAAGGTTTTGATTCTTTCACACAATTTATACAAGATGTGCCGGATTATAGTTTTTATTTTCAACGCAATGGCACAAGATATGAAATGTTTATCAGTTTTAATTTATGGTTAGAATTAACTGGCGTAAATTTAAGAGTTCCTGAAGAATTATCATTAATATATGATGAAGCAAATCCAAATAAAATGGTTGTTATGAGGTTATATGATACATATATTAATGACGAATCGGATTCAACAAGTGAACTTCCTGTAATTGAAACAGGATGTGAAAAATATGATAAATTATATAATGAGAGTATAACAAGATCTTATATTTGGTCAAGAACACCATCATTTGATTATAATAGAAGAACACCACTTGATCCGCAGATAGGTGAATATATAGATGATCCAAATTTTGCTGAACTCGAAATAAATGAAAGAAGAGCAACACATCCATATTTAATGTGTTCAACTATTGGTAGCGGATCAACTAAGAGAATGCCACGTGAAGTGGATTTTTACCGCAGGGGATTATTTAGACGTGGAATTGGTTTAAAACGTTATGATAGGAAAACAAAATCGGGATTATCTGAATTTCGTGATGGGTTATTTACAATTATACCAGTTATAAATGGTAAATCATATAGTTTAAAAGCATTACAAGAATGGTATAGAAGAAAACGAATTGGAATTTCATTTTGCGGTGGCATTGTAAATTATTCATTTATTGATAACTGGTTGCACGGTATATTATATTTCTTTAAATTTGATAAAAGAATTAGATGGGATACAGAAGATAATTATGATTTAAATCAAAGAGGATCTAAATTTCCAAAAGAACTTATATTTTTTAATATTTTAGATAAGAATTTTTATTATAGATGTACACCTGTTCATTATTTGAACTATCAATATACAGGTCAATCTTATAATGGTAATATTGAAATTCTTCATCCAACAACATTTTATGATTTAGGTATAAGAGATGAATTCTTAGGTGATATATGTACTGATTTAAGAACAGACCCATCATGTTCAGTTGTAAGAGATATTACTAATACATCTTATCAAGATCCTGCCAATATTGTAGAATATGCAATAAATTATCGACTTGACACAACAAACTCCAAATTTCAAGTTGATGATTTCTTTAGCAAATCTCTTCTTGGAACAAACACAAAAGTATTTGATGGGGATATAACTCAATTAATATCAATTAATTGTGAAGTTGGTATTGAAGCATTTGACATAGATGGTCCTCATTATTATATGTATAATGGTGAATTAATGGATCCTGAAGATGAATATTTTGATGATTATTTTAAATTTGCGAATTTATATGGTCCAACGCCGATTGATTTAAAACTAGATAATAATGGAGCATATATGAGATTATGCTTAAATTATAGATTAGGTGATTATACGCAAGAAGTTCCTTTTTATTTATGGGAGAAAGAAGGATTTGGATTTGGTAGATTTGGATCGCGTTCAGATGATCAAGGATGGGATAAAACCAAAATTGTATCAATGCCGCTACAAAGAATATTTTCTGTTAGTGGAGTAACTGAGACAAAAATATTTGATCCTGTCTATAATAGAATGGGTAGAACAAATTATTTGATGGCGGATGGTGAAGAAGAATATATTTTAAAGCCAATGACAATGAGTCATCGTACTTTTAGTTTTAACGGAGATACAGAAGATTCACTTGAAAGATTTGATGTTATTACAATTGAACCATATGCACCAGATGATTATCCAAATGCCACAAGATTTGTTGAAGGTGATTTATGGTTACAGGTAATTCCGGATTCACGTGGAACTGACGATGAGAGAGTATATTTTAAAGATCCGTGGATGGGATATATATTTGTTGTTGTTAATAAGGTCTGGGTACGACAACCAGATTTATATGTAAGTTCTACAATGCCAGAAGATGAACGATTGGCTCTTGATTATAATGTTAGAGAAGCATTTGTTCCACAGACATTGAATAATTATTGGGGCGAATTAGGAAATGCTAAACAAGTTTTATCTACACCATTTTTATTTTATTTTGGATTAAAGCCGGGAAGAACGTCATTGGATTTATTAATAAAATATTATGGACCGAAAGATATATTTAATCTTGGTGAAGATGAAGAATGCGCGGTTTCAGATATAAGAATACCATCAGTAACAGTATTTCCAACGGTTACGCCAACAATTCTAGTTACGCCAACAGTAACAGCACCAGGACCGGTTACACCAACGCCAGAGAATCTTTATTTTTATCGATTACGTAAATGTATTGAAGGTTTTTCGCAGACATCTCGAAATTATTATGGTAAAAGTGCAACAGGTAGGCATTTATATCGAGGAGATGGTGTTTGGGCCGGTGAAGAATGTGATATTAATGTTGCATATGAAGTTTTAGATGAAACTTTAAATGAAAGTGAATTAATTAACGCTGGATGTACAAATGTTGGTAGTGTTATATATTCTATATATGGCGGTTGTCGAGATTGTGATGGCCTTCCAATAGAGCCACCATTACCATTACCAGTATGGACTAGAGTTTATCTTGTTAGAAATGATAGTGATTTAGCTAATCCCGCAACTAGTACATGTGGTAAACATGTTAATATGGCTGAACGTCGTGAAGTTGGATATATAGAAACAGATGAAGTGATTCCATTTCCTGAACAAAATGGCTTGGGTCAATATATCGTATATAAAGATCAAAGTTGGCAACAACATTTTACGCCAGCCGGACTTCAATGGGGAATTCAATTTGATAATTCATCACCAATAGTTTCTCATACAGTATATATAGGAATGTATCAACCAGGACAAATAACTGACTGGTCTACATGTGTTACTGTCGATGATGGGTATATATTACAATCACAAACATATACTAACAGTTCAAGTTCATGGGGTGGTGTAGATATTACTATTTATTTTAATTCTGATCATCCAAGAATTTCATTCTTATATAATAATATAACATCACAAAATACCATTAACTATATGCTTAAAGCCGGTTATGAGGAAAATTTACAAAGCAATTATAGTTTGGATCGTTTGGTAATATTAGGTAATCAGTTTATATGGCAAGGAGCGGGTGACTCATCAGTAATAACACATGGAGTTTTTGTAGGACATGAAAATAATGCAATTATTAAATATAACTATTTACATCATGTTCCAATGGGCATTATTAGAAAATCTTTTACTAATATGCTCGATACAGAAGGTGTAATTAGTTATAATATATTGAATAGTTTTACTGTCGGTGGTAATGTAAAAGGTGTAAGCGGTACTCGTTGGTATAATAATACATTTTATCAGGATAGACTTGCTGGAACTGGGGCTGGCCGAACATGGAGACCGGTTCTTTATATTTACGATAATAGAGATCGCGAAAGCCAAGGAATAATATCAGTAGCTCGCCGCACAAAAGTGAAAAATAATATATTTTATAATAGATATAGAGAAGTTCCTATGATAGGTTTTGATCAAGCTGACAATTTAACAGATTTTGAATGTGATTATAACATATATTGGTGCGAAGATGGTGATCACACACCAATATTTAGGGTGGGTTCTACAACATATACATGGGATCGATGGAGGAATGAACTTGGATATGATCAAAATTCTGTAGTTATGAATCCAACATTTAATCATATGAATAATATGACAGGATTTGTTCCGGGTTCAAAAGCAATAATTCAAAGAGGCGTTAATTTAGGAGCAGAATTTAGAGAAGGATTACAAACCACGGCAACTTGGGTTGTTGGAAGCAGGCCTGCCTTAAGAAATCAAAGTGGCACTTGGCAAATAGGAGCAAGAATATTTGAATAATATATAAAAGATATTTTATAAGTGAAAAAGAAACAAATTATATTACCAAAGCTGAGATATGAAGGAGCGCCTGAACTTGATAGTCAAATACGTATTGGATTTGATGAAGATAAATCTTTACTAAGAATCGATGATCGTAATATTGTTATAGATTTAACAGAACAGTTTGCTACCGAAAGATCTGAATCATTAAGATATAAATTATATGGAAAATTAAAAATGGTTTTCAGAAATATATATGCCGGAGCATCGCCATATAGATATTTGAGAAATAGATTAGCATTGGTTAGTGATGGTTCAGATTACAATTTTTGTGGATTTTTACCTTATAATGAGTTTGCTTTTATAAGAGATGATATATTTTATGAGACAACTGAAGAACAATCGGTTAATGAGTTAAGTGGATTTACAAATTTTAATTTTGTTATTAGTGGTTCGACAGAACATCAAACAATTACTGCGCTTATCGCTCCACAATTTAATTGGAATATTTATCTTTCATATATTTCTGGTCGTGATCTTAATTTTCCGATGAAATATACATTAAGTGGAGATACTGTACCTGTTTTATCTTTTTTAAGTCGTGATGGGATTCCTTTTAGAGTAACAGAAGATGAATATAAGTATATTCTTACAAGTCCAGTAAAACATGGAATGAATCAAGGTGAATATATTTGTATAAATAATAATTATTATTATATTAATTCTGTAGGTAATGAGATTTATAGATCTGAAGAATATGTTGTTAATATTTTAAAGTCACAAGTAAATAATACTATAGATACATTAGTTACAGGTAAAAGATGTACGGATATAAAAGATATTGAAAACACAACTTCAGAATATTATGTACATAAACACAAAATAGTAACATCAGTTAATGATTATATTCTTGATAAAGTTGGATTTGAGTCTCCAATATGGGAAGATGAACAAAAAATATTATATGAAAACGCAGCTGGAGAAAATGATGTTCTTGTTGTAAGAAATAGAATGGAATCGGTTTTATTTGATTTTAAAGAACCATTTATATTAAGCGGAATAACTAATAACTTAGGATATACACCAACAGAATTATATATTTCTATTATTTTTAGGAATGGTAATGGATATTTTAATTATCCACCGAAAGTTGGATATTCTTTCCATATGCATAATACTTGGATTGATGAACATTTTGATGATAGTAATAATGTATTCGAAACGGGATTAACATATACAACATTTAATAGAGATGGAATTTCTTTCAATAGTGGAAATATAATACCAGAAGGTACAGAATTATATGGTGCATTTGTTGAATATAATCATAAAGAACTTAAAGAAAGAATAATTTCTGAAGCTTTTCATAAAATTGTTGCTAATATTGAAGTATTTAACCATGCACAAACTTCAAGTGAATTTTATGAAGGATCATCGCCAACAAATCCATTTGGTATTTTTTATCAACCACATTATAGATTTAAAATACGAGAATTGTCACCATATATAGAAACAACAGATATTAATACTCCAGTTGAAAATTTACCTGAAAATGCTGAATATTTTTCAAAAGAAAAAATATGGAGATGGAGAGATTTATATGATCATGGATATATTGATCCTGATGGTTATGGAACAGATTATCCATATTTAAATAACACGCATTATATACATAAAAATATTAATTTTTATTTAAGAAATGAAAAAACATATATTAATAAAAAAGATGAAATTGTTAATTTCTATAAAGCTAAAGAATTAGACGCGTGCGATACTCATACATTATCATATATGAAAGGGGCATTACCGCCACCACCTATTGAACCACCTGATGTAACTTTTCCGCCAGATATCACTTTTCCACCAGATATTACTACGCCTGTTGTTACTCCAACGCCAATTGTTATTGAGGATGCAGACATTTACTTATCACCAGATGGTGATGATAATAATGGAGATGGCTCTATAGAGAGACCATGGTTTACATTAAATCGTGCATGGCAAAGTGTCAGGGCAGGTAATTTAATATACATGAGAGGTGGGACATATCAATATAGAGAAAGACAATGGTTAGATGGAAAAAGTGGTTCAGACGGTAATAGAATAAGAATTTACGCATATCCTGGAGAAATACCTGTTATAACAAGAGGACCTAATCATATAAATCCAAATAGTTGGCCGTTTACTGCGGTTTTTTTGAGTGGTAATTATATTGATGTTAAAGGTTTAGAAATATCATATTATACACAGTTATCATCAGAGGTATGGGAAGCGTTTAGAGCATATTATTGTAATCATTGTACTTTTGAGTTATTAAATATTCACCATAATGGGGGTGGTATGAAAATAACTAATTGTGATGATTGCCTTGTTTTGAATTCTGATTTTCATCACAATGCAGATCCATTAACATCAAACGATCCATATGGAAATGCTGATGGATTTAGTATTAATGGAGATTCTACTACCAGACATAATACTGTAAGAGGTTGTAGATTTTGGAAGAATAGTGATGATGGAATAGATCTTTGGGAAGAAGAGGGGTCTGTTACTGTTGAAAATTGTTGGTCATTTTGGAATGGATATAAGCCAGATAATTTTGAACCCGCAGGAGATGGTAATGGATTTAAACTAGGAAGAACGATGCAATCAACTACGGATGTTCGTAGATATTTTTATAATAATATAGCATTTGAAAATAGAAGATGGGGATTTATAGATGATGGAATACGTTGTAATGCGGTTCTATATAATAATTGCTCATATAAAAATGGTGGAAATGATCCAACATGGGAGGGTGGATTTCATTTTAATATGGATCCAAATATGAGATATTATATAAAAAATAATATAGCATTTGATAATTCTTCAACTAATGCTGAACTTGGTAATACAACAAATGTTGATCATAATACTTGGGATTCACCAGTAATAGTTGGAAATCTAGAATTTATTAGCGTTAATTCAGCTGGAATTGATGGGGCAAGAGATAGTAATGGTAATCTTCCTGTATTAAATTTCTTAAAGTTGCGTCCAACAAGTAATTTAATTGGTGCGGGAATACGAACGGGATTACCAACAGATGCTCTTGGTGTACCATGGAATGATCCACCATCAATGGGACCGTATGAATATGTTGAAATACTAAGCCCAAGTCCTTCACCAACGCCATCGAGAACGCCGTCTCCAAGAGCATCTACAGCAGAATATTATTATGTCGATCCTAATGGAAATGATGTTACAGGAACAGGAACAATTAATAATCCGTGGAGAACATTACATTATGCCACTACTCAAGTAACACAAGGTGGTACAACAATTTATTTGAATCCGGGGAATTACATAGAAACTGGACAAATGTTATTGACACATAGTGTAAGTATTATGGGTGCGGGTAAAAATTTAGTTACATTAAAATTAACATATGATTCTGATTATCCATGTATTAAATTAGAATCTAGCGACCCATGTAGATCAGTATATGGGAATCAATCAATATCAGGTATACGATTTGATGGAGATAGAACTGGATTAATTGCTATTGGAGTTAGTTTTAGATGTAATGTTCATATATATGATTGTGAATTTATTAACTTTAATCAAGGCGCTGCATATTTTAGTGGTCAGTTAAGTGATTCATTTACATTAGATAATCCTTATGTTGTTAGTCAAGAAAGTGTTCATTCATTAATGCCAGATAATAATGGATGGTGTACAGGTAATAAATTTTATAATAATCTTGTACTTAATTGTTCAGCGTCATATCCTGGAGGATCATATGGATCTGTTTATTGGGGAACTCAAGATGGATTTGAAATATATAATAATAATATTGATTGTAAGGAACGTCATGGTGTTGGATTAAAATATTGGGATCTTGGATATAATAAAAATTCAAAAATTCATCATAATGATATTGAAACAGATACGTATCCTTTTGATTGTGCTATAGAATCTTGGTTTAGTTTAGGTGGTGATGAAATTTATAATAATAGAATAAAGGGTGATATTGATATTAATAATGCTGTTGATTATTATTCAGTAGGATATTCGATAAGAATATATAATAATAATATAGGTAGGAATACAACTCCAATGACATTGGAGAGAGGTATTTTATTAGAAGGAACTTGTGAATATCTTCAAATATATAAAAATAATATACATCATGTAGCAAAAGCCATATATTTTTTACGAAACAATACTGGTGGAATAGATAGATTATATAATATTAATATTAACACTAATTTAATGAGTAATTTAGGCCAATCTGGCACTGATTTACAAACATGGGGTATTGAATGTTCTGATATAATGTCTAATGAAGGAACATTGGAAAATGTAAAAATACAAAATAATATTATTCATAGTTTAGGAACAACCATACCAAATACAAATTTACGATCAGCATATGGAATTGTTATTCCAAAAGTCAATCGTATGATTCACTTTTATATAGATAATAATATTATTCTTAATTTTTATCGTGGAGCAATTCTTGGCGAAGATAGTCGACAATTAGCTGATGTAATTTTTATCAGAAATAATATAATGTTTGGTAATGGTAATAATAATGATCCAGTTTTTAATATAAATTTTGTAAATTCATTATCAAACTATACATATGCTAGAACAATTAAGAGTAATCCATTATTTGCTTCAATGGGAACTGATTATCATTTGTTAGCAGGATCACCGGCTATATATCAGGGAGTGTATGTTGGATTATTAAATGATTATGATGGTAGAGCATGGAGAAACCCCCCAAGTATTGGTATATATGAATATACTACTGTTGCTAGCCCAACTCCAACACCAAGTAGAAGTTTATCTAGAACGCCAACAATATCACTTTCTATTTCGACATATCCACGTCCTCCTGAAGAAACCGTTGTTCCTAATGCATATTATGTTGCAACAAATGGTAATGATTCGAATCCCGGTACTTTTAGTCAACCATGGGCAACATGGCAACATGCTTTAGATGTTGCGACTGCTGGCGATACAGTATATATAATGGGTGGTGTTTATTATCCTGCTAATAGATTAATAAGTGGTGCATATAATGGTGCGGTGAGATTAAATAGAAGCGGAACAGCATCGAATTATATAAAAATATGGGCATATCCGGGTCAAACGCCAATACTTGATGGTAGAGATGTTGTTGGAAATGCAAGGCATTATGGATTGAATTTTGAAGATTGTTCATATTATCATTTAAAAGGATTAACAATACGAAACTTTACAGAATATGGCAAAGTAAGAAATTGCCCTATTGCTGTTGGTGTTAGATTGTTTAGATCAAGTCATTTTATAATAGAACGAATGGTTGTTCATGATTGTGGGGATGGTTTTTCTTCTAGTGGACTTAGTGATTATAATCATTATATTGATTGCGACGCATATAATTGTTATGATTATACTGATGCTGGAGGATATGCAAATGGATTCACATTAACATCTTATCAAGCAGGTGCGCCTTGTCATTTAACATTAACTAGATGTCGAGCATGGGGAAATAGTGATGATGGATTTGATTTCTTTGCATCAGATGGCTCTTATAGAGGAGGATATATCACACTTGATACTTGTTGGGCATTTAAAAATGGATGGGGCCCTGGCGGTAATGGAAATGGATCAGGAATTAAACTTGGAAAAGTGTTTGGTAGAGAATCTGGTATCCAAAGAACTGTCATAAATTGTTTATGTTTTGAAAATAGATTAATTGGATTTGATGAATCTATGGATGACGGTGCATTTGTTGATGTAAATATGTATAACAATACATCATACGGAAATGGTTCACAAGGATTTTTATTTAATTTTACTTATAGAAGTGGAACAGTAACATTCCGCAATAATGTTTCTTATAATAATGCTAGACCAGATGCGTTTCGTTCAAGCGGCATAGTTCACGATCATAATTCATGGGATATTCCACTTAGTTTATCGAATTCAGATTTCAAATCTCTTTCTTCAGTTGGTATGGATGCACCTAGGGTAAATGGGGCATTACCGGTTCTAGATTTTTTAAAACCCTCATCATCATCAAAACTTTTACGTGCAGGTGTAAATGTTGGTTTAACGTATGATGGAGCAGGAAATAGATGGAATACGCCACCAGCAATTGGAGCATATGAATTTGTTACTGTTGCTCCGGAACCGCCAAGTCGAACACCAACCCCATCACGAACTCCTAGTTCTAGTAGAAGAGAACAATCACCAGAAAATGCTTATTATGTTTCAGCGGATGGTGATGATATTAGTGGAAATGGTACAATTAATTCTCCATGGAGAACATTAAGTAAAATAAATTCAATGAATATTCCTGCAGGATCAACTGTTTATTTTAGAAGAGGTGACACATTTAGAGGACATTTATATATCAAAAATAGTGGAAATGCCGGGCCAACAACAGGAATATATTGTATAGGTGATAGTTTAACATCTGGTGGATTTCCAAGTCAATTACAAACTGAATTAACATCAATTTATCGTGTATATGATAAGGGAGTTAATGATAATACAACTAGTCAAATGGTATCAAGATTTAGTGCTGATGTTATTAATAATAGTGATCATCATTACGTAATAATATTTGGCGGTATAAGTGATATATCAGCAGGAACGAGCGTATCAACAATACAAAATAATTTACAAACAATGTATAATAATGCTCGCAATAGTGGAGCAAAGGTAATAGCTGTTACATTGACGCCATTCGGTAGTGCAAGTTGGTGGACATTAGCACGTCAAACAAATCTTGAAAATGTAAATAACTGGATTAAAAATAATGCGATAAATGTTGATTATGTAGTAGATGGATATACTATAATGAAAAATCCAACAAGTCCATATAGTATGCGTGCTGAAGACACAACTGACGGGTTACGTTTTACTGATTCTGGACGACAACGATTGACTAATGGTATTTTAGCAGCAGTTGATTTCTGGCCATTCAATCCAAAACCAATAACTTTTGATGCATATGGTACAGGAAATAAGCCAAGAATATGGGGGTCTAAAGATTATAGTTCTACAAGTCAATGGACTGTGTATAGCGGAAATATTTGGCGAACAACTACTCAAGTTACAACATATAGTGATGTTGCAAATTTAATTTTTAATAATGAAGCAAGTTGTGGTATTAAAAGAACCACATTAAGTGGATGCGTAGGACAGGGTCAATGGTATATAAGTCCAATAGATAGATTTGTTTATTTATATTCAACATCAAATCCGGGATCGTATTATTCACATATTGAAATAGGTGGAGCATATATTTGTGCTGATGGATATTCAACTGAAGAAGTTATACGAGTTTCAAATTCTGATTTTATTATTCTCCGTAATTTAGATGTGAGATATAGCGGTAATAACGGAATTATATTCATTAATGGATGTAGTCATGGAATTGTTGAATATTGTGATATTTCTTGGATTGGGGGTATGTGGGTGCCAAGTGATCCATCGTATAGAATGGGTAATGGTGTTCAAATGTGGCAACGAGTAAATGATCTTAAAATAAGATATAATAATATACATGATTGTTATGATGCTGGTATTTCGCCACAAGGCGGTGTAAACTTTACCCAGAGCAATGTGAAAATGTCATATAATAGAATATGGAATTGTTATTATGAATATGAAACATGGGCAGAAGATTCAAGTGTAACAATGAAAAATGTGAATTTTTATAATAATACTTGTGTTAACGCGACTTCATGGAGTGTAAATCAAAGACCGGATTCATCTAATGCTCGTCATGTTATGATATGGGTAGATCGCGGAAATATCATTAACTGTGAAATAAAAAATAATATTTTTAAAACATGTTCAAATCCAGCAATAAGATATGGCAATCCATCACATATGACACCTAAGTTTACATTTGATAATAATTTATATAATGTAGCTATTCTAGCATATACAGATGATGGAACATATACTACTTTTGCACAATGGAGAGCAAAATATCCAACACAAGATATAAATTCAATAAGTGCAGATCCTCTTTTTGTTTCTGGTAATGATTTTCATTTACAATCTGGTTCACCAGCAATTAACGCTGGAGCATATCTTGGATTCAGTAATGATATTGAAGGTAGAAGTATTTTTGGGGCACCAGATATAGGAGCATATGAAACATTAGCACCAGGTGTATCGCCACCGAGTACACCATCAAATTCACGAACACCATCGGCATCACAGCCAGCACCGTCGAAAAGTAGAACACCAATAATGTCATTATCTAGGACACCATCAATATCGTTATCTAGAACACCAACACAAAGTCCTCCAACTATTGTTGGTGGTTCAATTATTGCGAATCACACAATTTCGCGATATATTGTGTTAAATACCCTTAGTGATGTGTCTATATCTAATGCAAAATCTAAATTACTAATCGCATATGAACATACATCTCATGGTGAACAAATTATTCAAGGTATGACTGGACTTATGAATAGTGTGATGGGTGGCTCGCCTAAATTTGATTTTATAAATTCTGATATACATAGTGCAAATAGATTATCTATTCATGATCATGGAATTTATGGTGGAGGCGGAGCAGATTTAGGTGGTGGTGGCGATTATACTGCGTTTTATAATCAAACGCGGGCATATCTTAATTCTCATCCTAATTGCAATGTTGTAATGTGGTCATGGTGTGGGCAATTAAGTTATTTATCATCTTCTGTTGTTATGTCAAATTATTTAAGTTTAATGGCTAGTCTTGAAAATGAATATGCTAGTCGTCCTGTTAAATTTGTATATATGACAGGACATCTTGATGGTACTGGTTCATCAGGTAATTTACATCAAAGAAATGAACAAATTAGAGCACATTGTGCAACAAACAATCGGATTTTATTTGATTTCGCTGATATTGAAAGGTATGATCCTAATGGCGTTGATTATTTAAATCTTGGTGCAGATGAT